CCTCCATAAATCCATCCATACCACTTTTTATATCATCAAAGTGCTTAACCCAATAGAAAGCTAATACACCAAGGGTCGCTATAAATCCAAGAATAACTAATATTAATGGCAACATTGAAATAGTAAGAAAATTAACTAAGGTAATTATTCCGGGCAGTATGATTCCGATAAGTCCTATCCCTGCAACCAAGGCTGAAATAGCTAATGTTACGAGTATGATATTTTTAGCTAATTTAGGATTCTCTTTTACCCATGTGGCTATACTTGCAACTAAGGGTATAACAGCATTCATTAAATCTTGAGCCAATGGAATAAATGCATCACCTAAAGTCTCAACGACCTCTTTCAGTCGTTCGTTAAGTGTTCTTTGTTGGTTCGCTAAAGTATCTTGTGTACGAGCAAAATCACCAATCGCATTTTGACTTTGTGAGATAGCAATTTCAAGTGTAGCCAATGCTCTCGATTGTCTTTCGGTTTCGTTTGTAAGCTGTCCTGTAGCCCTCATAGATAGAACCTTTGCCTTTACGTCTTCCTCAAGAATAGCAATACCTAATTCCTTAACTGATTCCCTTTCACCCAATAGAGCCTTTGTAAGAGCTTTACTGGCCCTCTCTGCACCACCTTGAATGTTAGTAAAAGAAGCCAAATCAACAGCAAGCTTATTTGTTCTACCAGCTAGGTCAAGTGCAGCTTTTCCACTTAAACCAAAACCAGTAAGCATATCACCAGTTGCAGATAAAAGGTCTTTGGCTGTACTCTCTGCCATACCAAAATTATTTCTTAAATCTTGAGCCATAGCCTCGGCATCATCACTTACATCTTGAAAAACAACATTGAACTTATTAAATACTTCTTGAGCATCAACAGCCTGTTGTGTGGCTTTATAGATTCCGGTTCCTATAGCAAGAAAAGACGCAGTACCTATCAACGCCATTTTTTTAAATGTTGGTTGCAGGGACTCCATCTTTTTATTTACTCGATCAAGACTACCTGAAACTTCATCTTTCAGCTTTAGTATTAAGTTTAGATGTCTTGAATTATTCATAGTTTATTTTTTGTATTTCTTTTCTTCTAATTTATTCTTAATCTTAGCGATTTTCATTAGCGCATTAATTTCATCAATGCTAAGACTTCTTATTTCATTAACTGACCAATTATACCTTTCTGCAAAAAAGTCTATAAGAACATACTGACTATAATTTTTTTTCCCACGTAACTCTAATTCAAAGCTCGTAGTGTCTATTTTTTTTTTGAAAGATTATCAATTTCACTAATAATCAAATCACCCTCATCAATGCTTAATCCCTTAACCCATTTTTCAGAGTAAGGAATTACAGTATCGCCCTCCTTAATAGAAACTACAGATAGTTCAATAGCTTTTAGTGTAGATTGAAAAGCCAAATCACCATCCATACCTGAAACACCAGCGTCTTTCATTCTAGCCCCCGTTATCATTTTAGCTTTAATCTGTTCTGTTTCATACCAGCTTAATGGCTTTAATTCGATTTCATATCTTCCTATTTTCATAATATTTAATAGCTTACTGTTGAATTAATAAGTGTGATCTCTGACTGCTTACTATCTTCTGATTTATAAAATGCCTTGAATGATACTGTTTCAGTAACCAAATCATCTGCTCCTGAATCCGTTTCATGGTCTGTAATAGATACTTTGTTCATGATCAAAACGATTGTAGGATGTTCTGATCCTATATCTTGTGAACCTTCGATAGCGATAGACATATAACGATACTCGTCTGATATTTTAAGGTCTGCAAATACGGTATCTACAAAGTTCTTATTGAATGAACCTGAAATAGAAAACTGCTTGTTATAAATATCATCTGGCGAAAGATTACCAAATACAAAGTCTGCCTCAGCGTTTGTTTCAAAGGATACATTTACTTCTTTTAATTTAAGAGCTGTTGCAGAGTTTAATCCTGCTTGAGTAGTTGCAATTTTAACAGTAATATCTTTTCCGATAAAATCATTTTCAACTTGCAATGCTGGGATAGTTGAACTATCTGTTACAGCTTCTTTACCCATAATGCTAGCTGTGTATCTAACAAAGTTATCAGTTGTCGCTGTGATTTCCATTGTTGAAAGCACACCTCCTGGAACTTTTAGTTGTCTAACTCCTGCCTCTTTAATAAAGAATGTAAGACTTGGATGGATAATATTTTGAGCTAGGTTAAAAACATGTTGATAGACATCTGTTTCTAGCTCTGTTGTTGCAACTGAACCGTAGATGTTATTAAGATAAAATCCAATTACATCAGCATGTACAATCCCTTCAACCTCACCCTCGTTCCATATTCTTACGATACGAGAATTTTCACTATCCTCTAATCGTCCGAATGTTGTATCATCAATAACCTTCTCCACTTTCGGAGTAAGGCTTGCTGTTACTTTTCTCACGTTTCGGTCTGCTGTGGTTTCAGCAACCCCTCGTGTTGTTTCAATCGCTAATGCGAAATCAATTTGTCTTCCTATAAATTCTGACATAATAATGTTTGTTATCGGTTATATATTAATTATAGCATATAAGCCTAATCAATATCGGTTAATGTTTTAATAGTTACTGTTAATTGTGCTGACATTTCTATCCCTGAATCGGTATAAGGTAAAGTCCAGTCAGACATTGCGCTTAATCTTGCCCATGTTCTTTTTCCGGAGATTACGTTCACACTCCACTTCTTATCAAACTCTGCAATAATTTTATCAATCACGTTCGGTAAAATATTAACTGCCACTTGCTCATTTCCTATACCTTCTACTGAGCAAATAACATAAAGGTTAAAATTATATTCTTTGAAGTTTTCTGCGTTTGTTTCAAAGTCGTTAGTGCTGGCTGTTGGAAAGAAAATTACACTAGGATAGCTTGATATTTTTTCGTTCTCTCTTAGGGCATAGGGATAAATAGATTTTACAGCTGATACACTTTCAAGAATTGTTTTAATTTTTTGTATTAGTTCTTTATACATAATATTATTTTGCTAATTTAATAACTATTTCTTTTAAGAGCTTGTCTTGTAGTTCTTTTATATTCTCTGCATTTTGATCCTTTGCATAATCAAGCCAAGGTCTTTTTGCATGAACGTATTTAGCATAATCTGCGTTCCCTACATTGTTTGCTCTAATTTCTGATTGAAAGGTTCCATAAATTGGTGGTAAATGACTATCTCTAAGGTTACCCGTTGCAACCGGTGCTCCTCCTCCTGAACCTCCGACCCTCCAAGGTGTACCCCTAATCGTTCTCATATACTCGGCAAGACCTTTTCGCATATACTCTCGACCATATTTTATTACTTGTTTTGGATTTCTTTTTATAGCGCGTCGAAGTCCTTTGAGTCCTTCTATCTCGCCTGAAATCATGATCCTCCTTCAATTACAACTTCAATATGTTTATTATTACCGTAATTAAGGGTGTTAAGGCCCCTAACAGTATATTTGTCTGTTCCACTTGTAAGAGTATCGCCTATTTGTATATCAGTACCAAAATCAACCCACAAGGTAAAAGAATTTTGAAAAGACATAGCATATCTTTCAACTAGCTCTTTGCTGGCTTGTTGTAAATGACCTGAGCCTGTATTTAATGCTACGTTTGATGAATACCTATTGTCGTCATCATCAGTGAGCCATTGTATTCGGCTTAGGTTATATTCGAAGTTTTTTAGATTAGAAAGCATGTTTGTAATATGAACTAATAATTTTCATAACATTTTTAATATCTTGCCCTTCGGCATAGGTAACTGAATAGTTTCCGACCTTTTCGGATTTTACTTGTGATACTCCTTTTTTAGAAAACAAAGCCTTTTGAGCTGTTATAAAAGCACAAGCATAATTTATATCAAATGGAATTTCCTCGCTGAAGCCAAATTTACCTGTAACTGATATATTCATGAACCCAAGAGGGAAACCACTCTTAGAATAGAGAATAGACCCCCTGTGTTCGACATCTCGAACGTTATCATCAACCTTGCACTCATCAATTTCGATAATATCGTCAATTACAAGTTTTGCGTAGCCTGAACCATCAAATTTTCTTGTTTCAGTATTTGAAACATCAAAAGACCTTCTTGTCATTCTATCTATCTCAATAGACGATGCCTCGATCCATTTAAGTATTTGAGGTTCAAAGTCATCTATAAAAGTATCAGGAATTATGTTTTTGACGTCTTGGATTGTGCAGTATTTTTTTGACATGATGTTTTTTTGTTAATCTTTTCATCTTTCATCTGAGTATTTTTAATTCTATCTTTCCAATCTTTAAAAATTACATCGATACGATTTTCTTTTTTCTTTTTATTTTCCATAATGATTTCAGTTACAAACTGACTACAAAACCTATAAAGGTTCTGCATGTCAATCAATAAAGATTAAGCCTCTGCTACTAGTCTTACACAAGCTGTTGGTAAAATAACAATATATCCAACTCGTGTAACCCATCGAATTGCTTCGCGGTCAGTCGTGAATGTATTAATATCACCGTCATTGGCTTGATTTCGTACTACAGCCGAGTTTGTTCGGTCAAGTGAAATTCCACCTTTGAATCCCAAAATAGCAGTCTTGTTTAAGTTACCAAATAGGGCAAGTCCAAGGTCTGCACTTGCGAATGTTGGTAAAGCCTCAACAAGAACAACTGGATAACCTGCTAGTGTAGGTACTCCAGATGCCTCGAATGGGTTTTGGTAAATATATCGCCCGTCTCCATCTTTTAACAATCTGATTTGAGTCAGAACTGTTCTATGGAAGTAGAACTTAGCTCCATCATGAGCTCCTGTAGGAAGTGCATCAATTAACTCGAATACTTTTTCTACAGTAATATCAGCTTTTGTTGCAATTTCAACTTCTGGAATAGCAGTTACTTGAAGAAGTCCTGTGAACCCTCCATCTGTACCTGTACCACCACCATTGAAGAATGCTGTATCCTCTGCCTTAGAAAATCCTTCAGCAACACGTTGTCCGATGAATGAAAGTAAGTCAATTTCTTCATCATCAAGTAATTCTCGTGAGATAACTGCGATTGCAGCCAACTTTTTAAGTTTTAACTCTGTTTGCGTTAGAGCAACACTTACTGTTGGGATAACTCCTGCCTCATCTACCCATGAAATAGCAACATCAGTTGTCAGTGCGTTGGCATCGTATGCATTCTTAGATAGCTGAGTAGTAAAAAACTCTCGTCGAGCTACACCAAATTCAGTAATAAGGTTTCGGATTTCTGCTGAAAGTTCGCTGTCAACAATATCTGCACCTGCATCGCCAGTAGTCAATTCCTTGATTGTAGCAATATCACCTTCTAGAACTGATTTAGAAAGCTGTCGTAGGTATCCGTTCATTTTTGAACGTGCCTCTCGTACTGATTTTTCACCAGTCCCAACATTTTTCTTTGCTAGTTCTTTTTGTTCAGCCTTAAAGTCTGCAACTTCTTGTGAAAGTTCAGATTTAATCTTTGCAACTTTTGTTTCAACTTCTACTCCTACAAAGTCCTTAATAGTTTTAAGAGCTTTTTGTTCGTCATCAGCATCTTTTGGATTATCTTCGGGCAATGCAGTTGCTTCGTCTACTGCGTCTTCAACAATTTCTTTTTCCTCATCTTCTAACCCTTTGAATAGGGCTTTTACATTTTCCTTTTCTGATTTAAGAGCAAATCCTTTTGCTTTCAAAGTTTTAAGGAATTTAAGTAATTCTTTCATAATTTGTAAATTTATTAATATTTATAATCAAGTCCTGCATTAAGGAGCTAATATGCTTATCTTGACTTTAAAAAAGATTATTTTAATCCGTCCCTAATCGTAGAGAATAATTTTCTTTTCTTTTCATGTGGGTTTTTAATTGCTAATCCCGATGCAATTTTCATGAGTGTATTAGTATCTTTTTCTTTCATTTCTGAAATTACCTGAAACAGGCTCTTTTTGTTTCCTTG